TTAGATCCATTAGCACAAAGTTTAACTATTTGTGATCCTGAAACTGGAAGCATAATTGGTGTTAACAAACCGACTTGGAGAATTTATGATTATAATTTTGATTTACATTTGTTTGAAGAAAGAATCAATATAGTAAACTTTATTGGAGGAAATGTTGGATTAATGTATGCTACATAAGTTTCTTTTATAACTTTTAAAATAAAAAATATGTTATTTTTTTAATTTAAAAGTGAATTTAATTCTTTATATTGAAGCATTTGATGCTGGTGGAGTTGTCTCATAAAATAAACCTGTTGCTGATATTGTCATGGGATATTTTGACTCGTAATATGGTAATTTAGTTTTTGAAGCTAAGGGAATCGCATTTGATAAACCTTCCGCATATTCATCTGCTGATTCTCTTTTTTTATTGTATAATTGTAGTCCCTTATTAAAACTGTCAGTCCATATATCTAATCCTTGATATTGTCTTTTTAATTGGGTATCTTTTGAGCCATCATATATTTGGGCAAAATTAGTATTATGATTATTATATCCAGTTGTTAATGGACTGTATTGTAAACCTAAATTTTGTCCTAATTTACCTGCGGCATCATATGGGTCAACATCTTTAGTTAAACAAGCATCTAATGGTTTTGGTCCTGGATTACAACCTTGACAATCTATATCTGAGGTACATTGTTCTCTTGTTAGTAAACATTGTGCTTTGGGACCACAAAAATTCTTACAACTAACAGGGTCATTTAAAGGTAAATTTACTGTCCGACTATATAAAGGGGAGTTAATATCGTTATAATTAATTACAGCATCTTTTGGATAAGGAACTATTTTTTGAGAATACTGTTTAAAGTCAGTTAACCCTTCTACTATTTTTAAACTATTACATGTTCTTGTTCCATATTTTATTATTACCCAAAATAAAAATAAACATATTAGGGTATAAATTATTGTATATTTGAATTCAAGTTTCATATATACAATTTAGATTTTATTTTATTTTATTTTATTTTTGTTTCTATAATAGATACTCTCTTCTCTATTGAATTTAATATTTTTATTTGTTCATAATGATTTGATTGTGATTTATAATAATTGTAAAAATCTGTACCTATATAGTAACCACAAAAAAAGGTTAATATATGTACTATAGTTATTATCGGTTCCATTAATTATCAACTGTAAATTTATATCTAAATTATTTTAATTCATTAATATTCTTGATCATCGTATCTAAACAATCTTCATCAAACAAATAACGGATCACATAATTTACAAAAGGACGAACTGTTACTTTCTTTTCCATTACAAGTTCCAAAAATTTCTCCTTTTTCTCATTGTCATATGTTTCATGAAATGATAACAATCTTTCAAACTTTCCTCTAAAAATTTCAATTGTTGGGAAATCAAACTTATACTTTGCACTCATTCTATTGATCAAAGCATCTACGCAAAATATTGATGCGGCATTATTAGCAGTGAAGAAACGAACTGTGTCTCCCTTATCATCAAAACCATCTAGTGAATTCAAAATTTGACTCATTACGGTGTCAACCTTGTCAACAACTAGAAATCTATCAAAATCTTCAAACAATAACAACTTTATCTTACACTCACTTTGTACTGATATATTTGGACTTAAAATAGAACCAATATTACTTACAGTTACATTTCCAGCATTTACAATGAATACACTACAACCCAATTTAGAAGCAATTGCTTTAATCATTGAAGTCTTTCCGGTTCCTGGTGGTCCATACAATAAATAATTAATACTTCTCACTTCTCCAAGACTTTTCAAAAATGAATTATACTTGATGTGATTTTTAATATCTTTTTCAATTTGACTAATATAATCATCGCAACCAAATATATCCTTATCAGCATCCTTAGTTCCATATTGATCAACTAGTTTCCATCCATTTCTAGGACAATATCTATAAACTGGATTAGTTATGTCTTTAATTTTAGAATTGTCTTTTTCAAGAATTTTTATTTGTAATGTCATATAATCACTCTCATTTTTAAAATATAAATACATATAACCATTTTTATGTTGATTATGAATCCATATTAGAATACCTTCAATATTATACAATCCTGTTGATGGAATTGCTCTGCTTCCTCCATTGTATTCAAATATTCCATTCATTATCCAATACTTACTTATTCCATATAATATATGTGAACTTGTTACACAACATTTAACCATAAAATTGTAACCATCTGGAACATTTACATGTGTTACAGTTAATGAACCATACTTGGTATTATCAAATGAGTTCTCTGGTTTAATTTCTGGTTTAACATTTGTGTCTTTAATAATAGACTCTATAGGTGCTTCCATTTTTTATATTCTATATTGTATAATCTTTAAACTGGTTGTATATTTAAATGTTTATTATGAAACTACTACAAAATATGTTTTCTCAGGCATCTCAGAAATTGATTCTGCTCCAATATAAGTGCACGTGCTTCTTAGACCACCCAAAAAATCTTTAATGGTATGGTCAATTGGGCCTTTGTATGGAATTTTTATTACAGCTCCTTCAGATGACCTGTAACTTTCCATTTTACCAAAATATTTTTCCATTGCGTGTTTTGAACTCATACCATAAAACATTTTAAAATGCTGACCATTTTCTTCAATTATATCCCCCGCGTTTTCATCATGTCCTGCAAATATTCCACCAGCCATTACAAAATTTGCTCCAATTCCAAATGCCTTTGCCATATCACATGGGTATTTTATACCGCCATCTGAAATTATATATGCGTTATAACCTTTGTCACGAAGATTTTTACATGTTTCAGAACATTCTTTTATAGCTTGAAATTGTGGTCGTCCAATACCTGTTTGTCTTCTAGTTAAACACGCACTTCCAGAGCCAATTCCAACTTTTACAACATCAACTCCGCCTTTTGTGACTAATCTATAAACCATTTCTCCAGTTACAACATTTCCTGCTACAATTATTTTATCAGGGTATAAATTACGAATTTTTCTACAAAAATCAACAAAACAATCCATATAACCATTTGCTACATCAATACATATCCATTTACAATTTGTATATAGCATAATTTCCTTCAAGTTTTTAAAATTTTCTTCAGTAATTCCTGTTGTTACCATAAAATAATCAGGATCTAACTGAATCCCTGATTTTACAGCATTAATATAATCATTAACTGTATAAAACTTATTTAGAGCTGTTAGCATCTTATATTTTTTTAAGCAATTATATACTTCAAATGTTCCAGTTGTATCCATATTTGAAGCTATAATTGGAATTCCTGTCCATGTTTTACTTATTTTTTTATCTTCATAACCTTCATCATCACTATTATCGTCATCTAAAATATTTACAAAATTAAAGGTAACTTCAAGATTAACTTGGTTTCTGGATGATAATGAACTTGGTTGTGGAAGTATTAATACATCATTAAAATCCAATTCTGGTGCTATAAAATTCTCCATTTGGGCAACTATATTAGATACAAAATTTGTATTTATATTATTATTTATATTAT